GTCGATCACAATGCCCGCTTGATCCTCAATCTTACGCACAGGCTCTTGCTGCGTAGGATCAATCTTGGCCATCTTGGTCTCACCATCCAAGCCAATGATCCGCGCAATGCGCTGGGTGTCATAAATCTTGGGAGCCATGTCAATGATCTGACGACCAATGTGGCGTACCGCACGAGCTAGGTTGTCTACGTAATGATACGTGCCCGTATCGCCTTGCTTCTCGCGCGCGAGAATAGCCCGGCCAGACCGCTCATTGCTGGTTGCCCCGAGACTCGAATCATACTGACCCGTCGTGCTCTTGATGTCGTCCGAAGCGCCCATCTTGGCCTGAATAAGGCCTGTCTGGGCCATTGGAGGCAAGGCACGTTGAGGCAAGGGTAAGACTGCACCTTGGCCGTCCGTGACGTCCGGATTGACCTCAAGATACGGCCAGTTCTGCGTATTCGCAGTCTTCCACTGCTGCTCGTAGCCTTCAAACTGACCGCCGTAACCAATGAACGGGGCCTTGGGGGCCAAGGCAAGCATTTCAGCTTCTTGACTAACCCAATAGTTGTACATGCGCTGAGCATCCTTGGCATTGCGAACCAAGCCCGACACATAGATACGACCATCAACCTCAAACTCGTTGCCAACCACCCGCACCACAGGAATAAACTTACCAGCCCAATCTTGCTCTTCCAGAATCTCGTAGCCATTGATCTTGCACCACTTGACTTTCTGAACATCAGCTTTACGAGTGCGAACAGGCTTCATGCCCATCGCCTTCATGTTCCTGTCTTCGGCAGAGCCTTCAAACAAAGAAACATTGCCCGGGTACAGATTCAACGTCTTGCTCTCGTGCTCAACGTAGAAGTATTCTGCAATCCGAATCGTGTCCTCGTTCACCCACTGCGACAGCGACTGATCACCCACCCCCAACGTCTGCAACGTCGAAATAGGATTGGCATCCGGGAACATCCGTTCGTAATCTTCCTTCAGGATGTCCTCAGTGATAAAGCACCACTTGGCATCCGAGCCGCACGGATCCTGAATCGTCGGGTCCATATACACCGAGAAGGAATTGCGCACCCGGCCAATCTTGATGTCCTGGTCGAACGAATTCGAATCACAGTACTCAGTCAGCAACCGAATGTAGCCCTCACCATAAGCCACCTGATTCTCACAGGCCGTGTCATACGCCACATCAGCGTCAGAGATGTACTCGATATGACGCATCAGCCCGTCAAAGATGTCAGCAACTTCCGTATCAGCCTTGTCGTCAACCGGGATCACCTTGATCGCAGGACGATTCTGACGCTGATCGTTCGTGACCTGACGAACGTGCTGTGGAAGCTTATTGATCGTCAGGCAAGGCCGTGCATTGATCGTTTGACCCTGCACAGCCCCCCGAGTCGCCAAGACATCCGCCGGCCACTGCCAATGGTTGTCTGGCGACCCGGCGAAGAAGCGAAGATCGTCAATCTCATCTTCGCGGCTTTCTGAGTACGCGGAAATGGCCATATTAAGCCTAGCGCGAGCTGTAGCCAGCACGTCAGATTCTGACTTGCCGCCACGCTTGCCGCCATTGGCCACCGATCCCGCAGAACTCAAATCAGCCATTCAATACCCCAATCACGTCAGGCTCACGCATCATAAGGTACTCTTTACCATCATGCTTGACCTTCTGACCGGAATACTCACCAAACAGAACCCGGTCACCCACCACCAAATCCATCGGTACCAACGAGCCATCCTCCTTGCGAAGACCAGTCCCAACAGCAACCACCACACCACTGGACATCTTGCTCTCAGGCAAAATAATCAGCCCGCTAGACTTCTCAACGTCCTGCTCAATCAATACGCAATTGCTTAGTGGTTTAAGGTTCATTTTTTCTTGGGTGTAGTTGAAGCAGCTCGTTTCGTTGCGTACGCTATGGCAACCGCTTGTTTCACAGGCTTGCCGGCAGCAACCTCAGCCTTCACATTTTTGCGGAAGGCCTCAGGAGATTTAGACTTAACAAGTGGCATTATTTACCCTTTTTGGCAGTCTTGGCCGACTCTTTAAAAGCCTTGGCCGTTGGGGCGCCAGCACTACCGGGCTTTTTCATCTTTTCGCCAGAGCCAGCCGCAATACGCTCGCGCTTGGCATGAATGTTTGCATACAAACCAGGTTTGGTCGCCATCACGCCCCCATCCAAGAGTTAACCACGCCGCCAGCGCCATAACTCACGCGCCGCTCATTTTTGGGATTGTACTCCCAGCTAGCCACTCGTGGCGAGTCCGTGACTGTTCCCTTTCCGCATATTTTCAATAGCCGGTATTACTTGCAAATTGTACGGAGTGTGCAAACCAGATACGTTTTTGCCGCGCAAGGGGATCACATGATCTACATGCCAATCGATGCCCGTGATTTTTGCGCGTAACTTGGCTAATGCATATGCTTCGCCAATCATCCATTTTTCGTCTACAGACAGCCATTTTGGAGTACGCGAAAGCAGATCGGCTCGGCGTTTAGCCTTCAGCGCATTCATCAAATCGCGGTTGCGGCTTCTCCATTCCCGGCTAAATGCATTGCATTTTTCAGGGTTTTTTTTCCGCCAATCCCTACCAGTTTCAGCGCATCTTTCCTTGTTGGCAAGCCTCCACGCTTTGGTTGACTTGGCGTGAGTGTCTGAATACTTCTCTGAGTACGCTTTAATTTTCTCTGGGTTCTTCTCTCGCCACTTTGGCAAAAGCTCAGCACATTTCTTTGCATGGCAAACCACGCATGTCCAATTCGCAACCCACCTGTTGGCAATGTGACCTTGCTTGCAAGGATTGCCAGTGAAGTAAACAGACAAACCATTGGCTAGTGCTTCAGCGCGAGTCATGATCCCATCCAACCCGTGGAAGCAGAATTTCCACCGTAACTTTTTAAAGACCTTGACAATTCGCGTTGCTCGCGGTGAGCAACAGGAAATGCAAATGTGACACAAAGCGCATCTGCCGCATCAGGCGATGCTAGACCTCGGGCTTTCATCTCTTTTTTGCCTTCCAATTGTATTGTTCCCGTCGAATTCATCTTTTTTAGTGGGCCGGTTAAATCAGACTTGAGCCCACGGTCAACAGGCATTGACGCAGTTTTGAGCCACTCTTTCATTGTACCCCACATTTCAGCCCGTTTATTCAAATACATGATCGGGTTCTTAGCTTTCCAACCAAAATTTACCCCTCGAACTTTGTACTTTTGCTCGTTAAGCCGATCAAGAATTCCATATCCAAGCCCACCTTCGTCAATTACGGTAAGGACCGGCTTGTACTCCTCAATGGCATCGATGACGTGCCCCACAACAGCCATAGTGTCCTCACCTTTGTAGCGTTTGATTGCTACCAAATCACGACCCTGCCTCACCACAATCACAGTTGAATCCATCCCGCCGCGCGCAGGATCCACCCCAATCACCGTGGGGGCCGTTGGATCTTTGTACCTTGGCCGCTTGAACGCATCCTCAACCACAACAGGCGAAATAAACTGATCCTCACCCGCAGCCGGAAACTCCCCATACACCTCCACCCGCGCCTGGATCGAATCCTCACCGTACTCCTCAATGATCTGGTCATACACAGCCTTATCAGTACCCTCTACCGACCGCGCATCAATCACCTTCGTGTTCCAAAAGTCCCTCTTGGACCCAAAACACTCGAAAAAGTACCCAACATTGCGTCGCGGATTCGAAAAAGCCAACCAAAAGCGATTCGGCGTGTTTTCAGTGAAAAAACCCGTCGCCACCGACCAAATAGCATCGTCAATGCCCGATGCCTCGTCAAAAATCACCATCACACCGTCAAAGTTGTGAACCCCCGCGTACGCATCCGGGTTCTCAGCACTCCACAACCGACCCTCAATCCCCCAATACCTCGTACCCTTCTTCAAATCCTTCTCAACCAACTCCGTCAACCACTTCGCCGGCAAAACCCGCGTCGCACTGATCTCAAACCAGTGACTGTTGATCCCCATCGCCAACCATTTCGTGATTTCCGCCCAAGTCACCGACCTCAGCTGAGGCTCACTGTTCGCAGAAATGATCGTCGTAGACCCAATCCGCGTTGACAACATCCATATCACCACCCACGACACCAACGCCGACTTGCCAATCCCACGCCCAGAACTCACCGCCTCACGCAAAACCTTATATCCAATCTCATCCTCGCTCTGATGAGGCAACTTCGCATCCCTGAGAGCCTTGTTAGCCCGGATGTGATCCCTCAAATCATTCAACACCTCCCTCTGCCACTTCCTCGGCCCACGAAACCGCTCCAGCGGAGTCCCAGCCTCACCCCACGGAAACACATACATCACAAAAGCCAATGGGTCATCCTTGATCCGGTCACTCCAGACCAATGACATTAGCTCCTGCTCTTCTTGGGGCTTGTAGATGGGGGTTTGCATAGTTAATGAAGGGGTGTGGGAATGTGGGGGTAGTCTATAGAAAAAATAAAAATTTTGCGTGGGTCCTTCCCCCAGCTTGACCGGCCGTGCAGGGCCCTACCCCCCCCCTCGATTTTTTCTTAGCTGCCTATGGCTAGGCGGGCATGAGCGCTGAATACGTAGGTAGTAACTCGTAGGCTTGTTAAGAACCTCACATCCTAGTGTTTCCCCTAGTGTCCAGAC